ATGCGTAAGTTGATTTTTGGGGTCCGATCTGGTTTAGTGTGTGCCGTGGTGTTGGCGGCGCCAGTTTTTCTCTTTTCTTTTTCCTGTCCCGGAGGGCAGTGTACGGTGCCTTTTGCAGGTCGGTATGCTGTGCCCGGTGTGAATTCCGAGTCTTTTGGGACCGCGGTTTCTTCTGAGTTTCGTACGGAATTCGCCGCGTCTCATCCATCGGTGGTCCGAATTTTGGTCGAGAATGCCAAAACGCGAAATTACGGAACGGGAGCCTGGATCCAGGTTTCTCAAAAACGGTGTGCAGTTCTGACATGTGCGCACCTTTTTGAAACGGATCGTCCACTCCGGATTTCCGTATTTTTCCCCAATCAGCCGGCTCTCGACGTTCAGATCCAGGCCATCAACAGGACGTGGGACGTTGCCCTTCTTCAAATGGGTTCCGGGACAGGGTCTTTTTCTTTTCCGCGTCCGCTGCATTTGACGGAGTCAGCTCCCTCTCCGGGTGAATTTATTCGCTCTTGCGGGTACGGATCTGACGGCAGGACACTCTGGATGCTAAGCACTGTTCGCGGCTACTGCAGGATCGAGCCGCGAATGTCAGCGCAGACTCTCGTTTTGACTGGAAAAGCACGTCCCGGAGATTCCGGAGCTCCGATGATGAAACTGGATGGTTCTATCGCAGGGGTGCTTTGGGGAACTGACGGGCATTTCATGTATGGTACCTGGAGCGGACAGATCCTTAAGGTCTTTGAGACGGTCTTTCGGGAAGATCTTTCCGAACCGCTGGGGATCCATGTGCCGGAAATGCGTGAAAATGGAGGTGTTCCGCGGCTGCGTGATGATCGGAGGCAGGATGCAGAAGAAAGTCCAAATGCAGAAGAAAGTCCAAATGCAGAAGAATGGCCGGAAAAGCAGGCTGGGGCTGGACAGGATGCAGCAGAGGAAGCGGAATTTCGGGAGTCTCGAAAGATGCCGTCTGGAAAAAATGTTCCGCAGGCCGCGGGAACGGGAAATTTGAGTACTGGGCAGGATCGGCAGGAACGGCCAGTCGACAGACCGCGGAAATTCAGAGACCGGACGGGGAGTACGGATCGGACGGGGAGTACGGATCGGACGGGGAGTACGGATCGGACGGGGAGTACGGATCGGACGGGAAGTGTGCTGGCGGGGTCGCGAAAGTGGAGCAAAACTCCGCAGCTGCGTTTGCCGCATCCTCAGGATCGTGCGTGTCCGCGCACACGGAAACGTTTGCGGGAAAGGGGAGATTCTGGCTGTGGCGAAGATTTTAGGAAATCGAAAGTGCCGGAGAGGAAAAAGGATGGAACTGTGCAGGATGTGCAAACAGGAGAAACGCCGGAACGGAAGAGCGGCGGCGGGACGCGGTCGTTTGCCGGTTGGATCTTGATCTTGTTTTCGATCCTGGGAAATATTTTATTTGTCGGAACGTTCATTGTGTCTCTAAAGAGGCGGGCTTTGGGGAACGGAGGTCTAAAGAGCTCCTGAATGCCGGTCTCATCGGTCTTCCGGACGGCGGTTGTGTGTCCGCATTTCAAATCGTTTGAATTAAATTTCATTTGTGGAAATTTGTTCATGGTTTTTGCTGGTTTTTTTAGATCGAGGAGGTTTTTGTGTTCATTAAAGACAGAATTCGTGAATTGCGTCGGGTCCGTGCGTCGGAACTTTTGCCGAATCCGAAGAATTGGCGTACGCATCCGGAGAAGCAGAAAAATGCGATCCAGGGGGTTTTGGCGGAGATCGGATACGCGGACGCGCTTTTAGCGAGGGAATTGCCGGATGGTACTTTTCAGCTTCTTGACGGGCATTTGAGGGCGGAGACTACGCCGGATCAGGAAGTCCCGGTCCTGATCCTGGATCTAAACGATTCGGAGGCGGACAAACTGCTTGCGACGCTGGATCCGATCGGTGCGATGGCGGGAAAAAATGAAGAGCTTTTTGCAGAGCTGATTTCAGAGATGGAGACCTCCTCGGAGGCGGTCCGCGAGCTTTTAGATGAAACGCTGGGAGTCGAGCTGCCGTCAGTCGAAACGGCATCGGCTCCGCAGGAAGCGGTCATTCCGGAGCTTTTTCAGATCGTGATCGACTGCGGAACGGAAGAGCGTCAGGAGGAACTTTACGAGCGTTTCCATGCAGAGGGGCTGAAGTGTCGGCTTCTGAATCTTTAGTTTGGGCCGAGTACGTTTCCATTTGTGCTGACTGGGGACTTTCGGGACCTTCCTGCGTTCACACGGAACGTTCCGAGCCTCGTCCCCATTTTGCTTTACTTCATTTGGTTTCATTATTTGGTTTCACATCATTTCATTTTCGGGAGGGAATTTTATGCAGCTAACGCTCAGTTCGCCGATTTTTGATTCATTTCGTGTGCAGCAGGTCGCCGGGATCTTTGACGTTTCGCTTGAGGAGAAGAATCAGCTGGTCCTTGAGGCGGAGCGTCCGGAGCTAGAGTTGGAAGACTGGAAGATCGGTCTGATCGTGGGACCGTCCGGGAGCGGAAAGACGACTGTGGCGCGAGAGCTTTTTGGTGCGGATTTTCACGAATCGGCATCTTGGCCGGAAAATCAGGCGGTCGTGGATGGATTTGATCCGGAACTTTCGACGCGGGAGATCACGGAGCTTTTGACGTCGGTGGGATTCAGTTCTCCTCCGGGCTGGGTGAAGCCGTACGGAGTGCTGAGCAATGGGGAAAAATTTCGCTGCGATCTCGCACGGGCACTTTCTCTGGCAAAGCTGCCGGGCGGGGAAGAGAGGATCATCGCGTTCGACGAATTCACGAGCGTCGTGGATCGAACGGTGGCGAAGTGTGCGTCTGCTGCGTTAGCGAAAGGTGTGAGACAGGGGGCGATCCCCGCGCGATTCGTGGCGGTCACGTGCCATTACGATGTGGCGGAATGGCTTGAGCCGGATTGGATCCTCGACATGGCGACGGGCAAAGTCTCAAGGAGGTGTCTTCGGCGGCCAGAGATCCAACTTGAAGTGCGGAGAACGACCCGAAACGTCTGGCCCCTGTTTGCGCGTCATCACTATCTGAGCAGCGATCTGGCACTTAGTGCCCGATGCTATCTCGCGACTTGGGATGGAACTCCGGCAGCATTTTGTGCCGTCATGCCGCTCATTTCAAGAAAAGAACGCAGACGGATCAGCCGGCTCGTGACGCTTCCAGATTTTCAGGGACTTGGTATCGGCATGAAACTCGCGGAAGCTGTCGGAGAGCTTCATCATGAAATGGGGCATCGGCTCAATATTACGGGGAGCCATCCTGCCGTCATTGCACATTGCCGAAAATCTCCGCGCTGGCGGACCGTCACTGTTCGCGGCGCAACATCCAGCCCTAAAAAGTCTGCGATCCCCAAGTATCGCGGATCGGGGTCCCGGATCGTCGTTTCGTTTGAGTATTTGCCGATGGATCCATAGACCTTCGGTTTTTTATCCTCCTTTTTGCTGAAAGACTCTTCCATTATGGCGAAATCATCCACCAAAACCGTGAAGGAAAAAACTGCGAAAAAATCCGCAAAGAAAATAGTAAAAAAGAACTCGAGAAAAATACCGGACGCGGAACCTTGTGCCTGGTCAGAAAATGTGTCGGGAACTGCATTAAAAGTTTCATCGAAGAGCGGCCCAACTGTTTCGTCCAGATCTGCTTCCAGATCTGCTTCCGGATCTGCTTCCAGATCTGCGTCTGAGTCCCGAAAATCACGGACGGTTTCTTCTGGACTCACCGCGAAGCAGAAAGATCAGGTCCTCGCGATCCTTTCGGTCGGCTGTTCTCGGAAACGTGCCGCCAGTTTTGTGGGAGGAACTCCAGCGCTGATCCAGAAAGCCGCAGCGGCGGATGAAGATTTTGCGCTTGCGCTTCTTCAGGCGGAATCGCAGGCGGAGATCACATCGATGAAGAGCATCAACGCGGCCGCACGCCAGGAACGGTACTGGAAGGCGGCTGCGTGGATCCTGGAACGAAAGAATCCAGAGGAGTTCCGTCTGCGTTCACCGGGGACTTTCAATGCGGAACAGCTTGCTTTCATCGTGAGGAATCTTTCGGAGATCATCGCGGAGGAAGTACGTGTTCCGTCTGACCGAAAACGCATTCTGGCGCGTCTTGAACGTTTCCTGAAAGAGTCGGCCGGGGAACTGGAGCTGAAAAAGGGGGCTCGCAAAACTGCGCGGAGCAAAAATCATGCAGAATGAGCTTTTATTTCAGTTTTGGCGTTTTGAAATTTTTGGAGCGATCGTGCAGAAAATAGTCTGCGGCAGGAAAATGTTTGGAAGAAAAAAGGAAGGCGGCGGACCATGCGGACAGACGGCGGTTCTCCTTTAGAAATTCAGGCGATGGAAAATTTTATTCGGCATTTTCATCCGGTTTTTGCGCGGTCTCATGGGCAGGCGAGGAGAGTGCAGCGGATGGAAAAGTTGACCGGGAATGGATTTGAAGACTGGTGTCTCACGTTCCTTCCGGAGTACTTTTGCCGGACTCCATCACGGATGCACCGGTGGATGTTTCGGAAGCTGGAGCAGTTTGACGCCCAGCGCGGAAGCCGGCTGAATCTGCTGGCTCCGCGAGGGAATGCGAAATCGACGATCGGAACGCTGGCCTATCCGCTGCGGTGTGCATTGGAAGGGACGGAACCGTACATTTGGATCATTTCGGACACGCTGGATCAGGCGATCCTGCACTTGGAGAATCTCCGGCAGGCTCTCGATTCCTCGCCGCTTCTGAAGCAGCACTATGCGTCGGCACTGAATGGCAAGATCCGCTACCGAGAGGGACGGCTCCTTCTTCCCAACGGAGTGCGTCTTGAGGCGTTCGGAACGGGCCAGAAACTTCGCGGACGCCGTCATGGGGCGCATCGGCCGAGTCTCATCGTCGGAGACGACCTGCAGAATGAAGCGCACTGCCGTTCTTCCCGGCTTCGTCATGCGTCGCGTGAGTGGTTTTTCGGAACGCTTTTGAAGGCGGGAAATTCTCGGACGAACGTCATTCATCTCGCGACGGCGCTTCACCGGGACGCGCTGGCCATGGAGCTGCACCGGACTCCGGGATGGGATTCCCGCATTTTTCGTGCGATCGTGCGTTACCCGGATCGGATGGATCTCTGGGAACGCTGGGAAGATCTTTACTTTGGACTTGAAACGCCGTTTGCGGAGGGATCGGAGGCCTCGGCAGACTGCGGGACTGGAGGGACGGCGGCTGGGCGGCGTGCCTGTGCGGAGGAGCTTGCGCAAAAGTTCTACCTGACGCACGAATCGGAAATGAAGGCCGGAGCACAGGTGCTTTGGCCGGAGGAAGAGGACCTTCTGACGCTGATGAAGATGCGAGCGGAGTCGGGAAAAAGCGCGTTTGAGCGGGAAAAGCAGAATTCGCCGCTGAATCCGGATCTGTGCGAGTGGGACGAAAAGTACTTTGAGCGGGAGGGATTCTGGTTCGATGAATTTCCTTCCGACGCCCGAGTCCGCGTCATGGCGCTGGATCCGAGTAAAGGGAAGCATACCAACCGCGGGGATTTTGCGGCTTACGTCATGCTGGCACTGGGGGCGGACGGCGAACTGTACGCAGATGCGGAACTTCTTCGGCTCCCGATCGACGAAATGGTCGAGGCCGGCATTCGGCTCTGGCGTTCCTTTCAGCCGGATGCATTCGGCGTGGAAGGCAATCAGTTTCAGGATCTTCTGGCAGATTTTTTCCGTCAGCGTTTCCAGGCGCATCATCTTCCGGTCTTGCAGCCGTCTCTGATCTTCAATTCCGTGGCGAAGGAGGTCCGTCTCCGTCGGCTCGGTCCATGGCTGGCTGCGGGAAAGATCCACTTTAGGACGCACTCTCCGGGGGCTGCGCTTTTGGTGGAGCAGCTGGAGCAGTTTCCTATTGGCGACCATGATGACGGGCCGGACGCGCTGGAAATGGCGATCCGACTCATGGATCAGACCATCGGTGAGGCCGCGTTCGATGATGGACTCGGTTCCAATCTGTTTGGAAACCGCCGCTGAGACATGTGTCTGCTTCCGGGAACAGCCGTCAGAATGGCCAAAACCGGTTAAAAACGGTTAAAAAATTTTTTTGCGTCGGTTTCGTTTTAGACGCACTTTTTTCAGGACCTTAACCCCAAATTTACAAAAAATGACTTACTTTATTCATCCAATGCAGTATTTGTTTGACGACGAGGAACGCTGGAGCCGCGCAGACGGTACCGGTTCTCTGAATGCGGGCCGCCTAGATTCCGAAGAGGCTCTTGAAGATGCGCGGCAGTCGTGTCGGCAGCTCGCACTTACGAACGAGTTTGCGATCTGCGGGCATGAGAACCGGATCAGTTTCGTCGTGGGATCCGGACATCATGTTTCTGCGGAACCGCTCTCCGGGCGTGAGGTCTCTCGCGAGACGGTGAAACTTGCGCAGGAATGGCTGGAGGATTTCATGCAGGAGAACGACTGGTTTCGGCGTCAGCAGGAGATCCAGAGACGAAAAGACCGGGACGGAGAGGCTTTTCTGAGAATTTTCGTGAATTCAGAAGGGCAGACTGCCGTGCGTTTCGTTGAGCCGGAGGACGTTTTTACGCCGTCGGAGCTTTCAGCAAATGGCATGGTCGCTGGTGACCATACGTTAAGGAACGGCGGAGTCTCTGGGAACGGCGGAGTCTCTGGGAACGGCGGAGTCTCTGGGAACGGCGAGATTTCGGGAGAGGTCGGAAGTCAGGGATCTGGAGTCGTGAATTTTGGTATCCAGACGGACGCGGCGGATGCAGAAAGCATTCAGGGATTCTGGATCCGCGGGGAATTTGTGCCGGCTTCGGAGATCCAGCATCGAAAGGCAAACGCGGATTTTGCGGTCCCGCGCGGCCTTCCGCTTTTCTATCCGGTGCGAAAAAATCTTCAGCGTGCGGAAAAACTGCTTCGAAACATGAGCGTGGTCGCAGAGGTCCAGTCGGCGATCGCGATCATTCGGAAACATTCCGGAGGTTCAAGACTGGGGATCGAATCCTTTGCCGCCTCTGCTGCAGACGCTTCATTTCACGTGCCGGGAGGATGGGGAACTTCGGATGGACCGCGTTCTCTTTTCTACCGACACTATTCCCCCGGTACGATCCTCGATACTTCGGCAGGAGTTGAGTATCAGTTTCCAGTTGCGGCAGTGGATGCTGGCCGCTACATTCAGGTCCTTCAGGCGGAACTCCGCGCCATTGCGAGTCGGCTCGTCATGCCGGAGTTCATGCTTACGGCAGACGCAAGTAACGCGAGCTATTCTTCCACCATGATCGCGGAAGGACCAGCCGTCCGTATGTTTGAGCGTCTCCAGAAGGAACTGATCTCTGAGGACATTCAGCTATTTCGCCGCGTTTTGCTTCATGGCGTACAGGCCGGAAGGCTGCCGATGCAGGTACTCACGGATGTACGGATCTCCGTGATCCCGCCTCGACTGTCTGTTCGGGATCGTTTAGAGGAAGTGCAGGCTGGAAAGATCCTCGTGGAACTCGGTGCAATGAGTGTCGAGGAATTGCGGGCAAGGTTGGGTACCTGAAGACCTGAAACTCCGACCCTGAAACCTAATTTAGGAAAAAGAAAAAAGAGAAAAGAGAAAAGAGAAAAGAGAAAACTGAATAGGTGGTCTGGAGTGTACAGGAAATGTACAAATGAGAGTCGGAACGGTGGGTGATTGAACACTGAAAATCAGTGAATTACTGGAAATTTCCTCCGATTTTGGCAAAATATGGGCGGTTTGGGGAAGATGTGTGAATTGGATTCGTGAACATTTTTTTCATCAGAGCCCAACTGATTTTCAGTATTCAGAAAGACCAGTTCGTATTTTGAAAAAAAGAAAAAAGGGATTTGCTATGACGAATTTTGATTCGCGGAAAGATATTCGGTTGTGTTTTCAAACGCACGCCTGTTCTCAGAATGAAAGCTTGCCATCTGCGATCTCGGCAGAGCAGGGGACTGTAACGTGTGATCAGGAAAAGTATGATCCGGAAAAGTATGATCCGGAAAAGTGTGATCCGGAAAAGCGCAGATCTGCAAAGCGTGAGCCGGAAAAATCGGGAGCGGGAAAGTTGAGCGCGTCTGCATCGAGTACGTACAGAGACGTAAACGTCAGTACTCTGGCGAATTCGACCAATCAGGCGCGGATCGAGGCGTTTTCGAATGCGGTCAAAGAGATCTTCGGCGACGTTTTGGATGCTCGATTCTACGGAAACGTAACGTTTCATTTCACGGTCCAGGGAGGGATCATTCAGACGATCCGTTCTGGTGTGGAACGTTCCATCCGCTGAAAGAAAAGACGGTTTTTCGAGTTTCGATAGACTGAAATTTGGCACATTCGGCATGTGTGGATCTGTTCTGCTGAGATACAGAAAAGCTGCAGAAATACATGGATCATTCAACACGAAAAAAGATGAAAAAGCATGGAGCGCACGAAGTGATTTGGAAGATTTTTTTGTCTCATTTCGTATCTTCCGTGAAATTCGTGTTCGGGGACATTCACATCCCTTTCTGTTCACTTCTGTGATTTTTCGGTGTTTTGGGATTTTCCGTGGTGAAGATCATGATACCGATCGGTACGCCGATGCCGAATCGACCTGAAATTTTGTTTTAGAGGGGGCTGACAGCCTCATTTGGGAAAGGAAGGATTTTTTATGAAGAAAAAGAAATTGGAACTCATTGCAGATCCAGGACTGTTTCTAGAGTATGCACAGGCGGACGCTTCGTCACGTCTTGATCGTGAAAATGCAGTACTTCATGGTGTGAAGATCCTCGGATTCGTTTCACTCAACGGCAGACGCTACACTGTCGAGGCACTGGAACGTGCGTGCGCACTCTACGAAAATGCCAAGGTGAACGTAAATCATCCTAGGCATTCTCCGCAGGCTCCGCGAGATTATCAGGACAGGATAGGAAATATTCGGAATGTCCGCTTTCAGAAGAACGAAGGACTTTATGCTGACTTTCATTTCAATCCGCGTCACCCGCTGGCGGAACAGCTGATGTGGGATGCGGAACACGCTCCGGAAAATGTTGGATTTTCCCACAATATCGCGGCAAAGACGGCGACGCAGAAGGACGGTTCTCTTTTGGTCGAGGAGATCTTGCTCGTTCGCAGTGTCGATCTCGTCGCAGACCCGGCGACCACGCACGGTCTCTTTGAGTCTCAGGGGGCCGCTGCGGATGTTCGGATGGAAACCTTGAAAGAAAAAGAAAAAATGGCTGGAGAGTCGGAAGATGCCTCTTGCGTGACTTCGTCTGTGTCTGTGTCGGACTCTCTTCCTTTGAAAAACGGTGCTTCCTCACGTACGGAAACTGCCGTTTCTGCGAGAACGGACTCTTTCGAAACGGAGCCTCTGTCCGAAAATGCAGCAGCGGCCCCCGCCGGTTCACGAAAAGGTCATTCGAAGACGGAACTTTTGGTGTCTTCGACGGATGAAAAAGAAGTGTTGGAAGCACTTCAGACGGAGTTCGGCGAGCTTCAGGAAGAGATCGGAACGCTGCAGGAAGAGATCCTGACTCTGCGCCGTCAATTTCAGGAAATGTTGCGGTTTTCCCGAAAGATCTCCGTTCCGGTGTGCCGTGCTCCGCAGGTTCCCTTCCGTGAAAACGAGCTTTCAGTGGCGGAGTTCGTGACCCGTTTGAAGTCAGATGCGCGAGTTCACTGATTTTCCGGGACGCCCAGATGTGTGATTTTGTGCAGAAATTTTTAACTGGAAAGAAAAAGTGGTTCAGGATTTTATGGAAAGGAGCGAAAAATGTACCGTTTGAATTGGAAATGGGGAGAAACTTCTCCGATCTGTGCACGAGTGTCTGCTGAAACGGACGTTCATGCCGGGGATCTTCTCTGGCTTGACTCGGACGGAATGGCAAAACCTGCTTCGGAATTTCCGAAATCGACGGATCTGGCAGGGACGCAGACTGCATTCAGTCTGAAATTCCTTGGGATCGCGATGCAAAGCAGTCCGCTAGGCAAAGAAAGTGCCATTCGGACCGCAACGACGGGGACGTTTGAGTTTGATGATGAGACACAGGACGGCGTTCAGGAAATTCTGGGAACGTACGTCGGTGCGAATCTGAATGCTGCGCAAACGCATCTTCAGCGTTCTTCCGTCGTGGCAGTCTCGAGTGCGAAATGTGCGTTTGGGCGCATCGTCCATCTGGAAAATGTTCCGGTCGGAAAGGTATTTGCCGCGATCGTTTCGACTGTCATTCGCGGCGGAGTTCCCGGTTCCGATCCGCATCACGCAGTCTAAGACACTTTTCCGGATCTAAGTTTTTTCAGATATTTTCATTTGTTTTGTTTTGTTTGTTTTAATTTTGTTTTAGCTCAGAAAGGAAATTTTTCATGAGATCGATCAATAGCCGTGAATTGAAACGTCGTGTGGAACTGGATGGACTCCAGAAGACGACGGAGCATCTTGCCGAGGCGATCGAAAGCCGTCAGCTGCGTCCGGAAGAGTTCAGTCTGCGCGATCTTGCGGAAGCCCTGATCCCGGATGGTTCGGAGTGGGTCCGTGCGCTGGATCCGTGCGGCGGAATGGCTTTGACGGAAAGCGAGGGGGTGAATTCGACGGCGTTTCTGAACATTACGGGCCGGATCATCAGCGCGAAGATCCGGGATTCCTATGAGCAGGCGGCGTTTAAGGCTTCCAAACTCGTTTCGGTCATTCCGTCGCGTCTTTCCCGTGAACGGATCCCGGGCGTGACGCGGATCCAGGGAAGTGCCATGGAAGTCGGAGAGGGAATGGCGTACCCCAATGCCGGATTTGGCGAAGAGTATGTCGACACTCCGGAAACCGAAAAACACGGTCTCATCGTGCCGGTCACTCGGGAAGCCGTCTTTTTTGACCAGACCGGCCTCGTGCTGAAACGGGCGGCGGAAGTTGGCGAAACGCTTGGCGCTGACCGTGAAAAACGGATCCTAGACGTCATTCTAGGCATTAAAAACACCTACACGAGAAACGGGGAAACGTTTAACACGTACTACTCCGCAGGCGATGATGGGCCATGGGTGAATCGAATTGCCGGCAATGAGCTGAAAGACTGGGCGAATGTGGACGCTGCGGAACAGCTTTTCGCGGAAATGTGCGATAAAACGACGGGTGAACCGATCCTCATGAACCCCAACGCGGTACTGGTCATGCCTGGCAAACGGTTTACGGCAGCGCAGGTCTTTTACCCAGGAAATTCGGTCTGGTCGAATGGAGACGGAACGCAGCAGGTCGCGATGCGGAACCTCTTTGGCGACTATTCGGTTCAGAACAGTCCATACGCTTACCATCGGCTCATCGCCAGCGGCGTGACGGCGCAAGAGGCTGCGAAATACTGGTTCATCGGCGATTTCAAACGCGCGTTTGCGTACATTGAAAACTGGGGCTTGACGGTTTCACGTTCGAGTTCACTGAGTGAAGCGAGTTTCACGCAGGACATTCTGGTGCGATTCAAGGCGAGCGAACGCGGAGTGCCTGCCGTTCTGGATCCGTGCTGCGTCATTTGCTGCACCGGCTGAACGTGTTAACGGAGAGCCAATTTTGAGGCTGTGAAGCAGTTTTTCGCGGGAAAAGGAAGGCGGATCCTTCGGCTTTTTCAGGATCGTTCGTGATTTTGCCGGCAAATTTCCAGTTTTCCCCCGTTCCTGCTTCACGGCAGGCCTCATTTTTTCATTTTATTTTCATTTCATTTTCATTTTCATTTTCTTCATTTTGGGGTCTTTTAGATCCGCGCTTTTTTCAGAGGATAAAATGCTCAAAGCTCAAACCTGTACATTGACCTACGCAGCCTGGAATTCCAGCGACGGCTCGCTCTGCACGAATGATGCCGCGAACCATACGTGCCGGATCTCCAAAAACGGCAGTATTCTGACGTCTGCGTCAAATTCTCCCGTGGAGATCGGATACGGTCTCTACGCACTGACGCTGACGGCTTCGGAGACGAATGCCGAAACGCTCGCACTTTCCGTTACCAGCAGTTCTGCGGGAGTCGTCATTCCGCCGGTCTGCGCCGTTTTTCATGACCCGGATGAATTCAAGGCGGACGTTTCTTCGATCCCGGCCAACGTGTGGAGCGTTTCCGGACGTACGCTTACCGGGACGGTAGATGTTTCGCCGGCCTCCGTTTCTTCCATCCAGAATGGAGTGGCGACTGCGTCTGTTCTGGATTTCGTTTCCCAGAAAGCGGATTCTATCGAAACGAAGTGCAGCTCGATCAACACGACCTGCGGGAGCATCAGCACGACATGCGGTTCCATCAATGCGGCGTGCGGTTCCATCAGTGCATCGTGCGGGACCATTAATTCGACATGCGGTTCCATCAATGCGGCGTGCGGTTCCATCAGTGCATCGTGCGGGACCATTAATTCGACATGCGATTCGATCGAAACGAAATGCCGTTCTTTGTCGGATTCCTGCAGTGCGATCCAGATCCGTACGAATCTGATTCCGGATCGCCCTGCCGCTGTTGGGAGCGCTATGACGCTGACGGATGCCTACGCTCACCTTCAGACGCTGAATCCGCACACGATCGCGTCGGAAGTCCTCAGTTTCGATATTTCGAATGTGGAGGCTGTTTCTGCAGTCTATTCGCTCTGCACGGTCATTCTCGCGCAGCTCCAAAGTTCTGTCGATGGTTCATCGTGGACCATTTACCGCACGGACGGCGAGACGCAGCACACCGTGAGGAGCGTAGAAGCCGCAGATGATTCCATGCCGATCACGGGGGTCTTTGCATCATGAGTAGTTTGCCGAATATCACTGCTTTCACGGATTTTTTTCGCCGAGTCCTTGGCTGGAAAAATGCTAAAGAGTATATCGTGCCGCTTCTGGAACGCAAAAAACGGACTCCTGCGGGCTGCGTTCATGTGCCGACGGCGGAGAAAGTTCGGATCCGTCCGTGATTTTTTCGCCGCTGTCTCGCGTTTTTGTGCTTCGGAAACCGCAGTCTCGCATTTCAGGTATCCTGCGGTACTGGTGAGTGACGGCGGCTGCGGTGTGTTTCTGCTTTTTATTGGAGGAGATCATTTTCATGACTCAGGCAAAAATTTTTTACGGAACGGTCTTTCCCGGAAGTTCCGCCGTTTTTTTGGCGCGTGTCGTCGGTGAGTATTCCGAAACTCTCAAGCGCAGGGAACTGCTTTCGGGAAACTATTCCGCGTATCTTGTGGATCCGCTTTCTCCGGAGGTCCTAACTCCGATCGAGGAACGGCAGAAGGTGGAACTGGATCTGGATTCCGTCTTTTTCAATGCGCTGCAGATGGACTCGTCGTGGGACTGCGACTCGGAGGGATTCAATTTTCGGCACGTTCCGGAGATCGGCGGTTCGGAGCTTTTTGCGCTTTCCCGAAGATTTTATCAGCTGGATTACGAATTTCATCTTCTTGATGAAAAACGTCTTCCTGCGCGGATCCAGTTCCGCGTCATGACGCGCTGAGAAACTCTGGACGTTTCAGGCTGGCGCGTACCGGTCCGAGCCGTGAATCTTGCCACTGAGAATACTAAAACGCACAGAAACACACTGGAATGGGAAAAAGGGGAAGGCAGGGAAAGTGTCCTGACACGAATTTCACGGAAAACACGAAAAGATGCAAAAGAATTTTTTAAAATTTAAAAATGTTCGTGCGGGCTGTTTTTTACTGCTTTTTGTGTTAAGATCCATGTTTCTCTGTGAGTTTTCTGTGTTTTCAGTGGTAAAACTGGTACGTTGCTGCCGGATGGATTTTTTGGTTTTCTGTTTGGTTCCAAAGAAAGGAATTTTTATGAGTTCACCATTGACACCCATTTTGAAGATCCGCGCTCAGACGCTTGCGATGATCGATGAGCTGACGCAGTCGCCGAAGCCGACGTATTCCGTCGAGAATCAGTCGGTTTCGTGGGAAACGTACTTAAAGCAGCTTCAGACGACTGTGACCTGGTGTGACCAGCAGATCGCGGCGGCTGAACCATTTGAGATCCGCACGACTGCTGGAACTTGACGTGACGGAGTTGGAACCGTCTCGGAATATCCAGCGGTCCTGAAGCAGTTTTTTCATGCGGACCTCTGGCGTTTCTGGATACCGGGATGGAGCTGTTTTGTATTTTGGGATCCGGATGTATCGGTCATCCGGATGGACTTTGTTTTTTTCATGAAGAGAGAAATGGAAATTTCCGATGAACAAAATTTTTCCTGAAGAAGATTTTCTGGTGTTTGACCGGAAAGAAACGCTGAACTGGACGCGTCCTCTCAGCGGGCTTTTTTGTCCGATCGCGGATGCGCTCCGGCTTTCCTGTCTGGAGCGTGTTCAAAATTCTTCCCCAGTCGGCATGGAAGAGGCGGTTTGGGTCTTTCCTAAAAAATCCCTTTCTTTTAAGGAACCGATCCCGGGGGATTGGCTCATTGACTCGCAAAATGTACGATGGACGGTCTCCAAAGTTCAGAATTTAAGTGTCCGAAACTGCTGGAAATGTACGACGGTGGACCTTCTTCGGCATTTTCAGCTGACGGAAACGCTGGATCTTTACCGTCCGCGCTGGCAGCTGGATGCTTCCGGGGCGCCTTTTCCGGAGTACTTTTTGTTTCGGCCGGGAATTCCTGCGAAGATCCTGCCGCAGGATCATGAACAGATCATCGAGATCCATATCGCGGAACCGGAAACTCCCGTTTTTTACCGTGACTGCTTCATGACGCCGTCGAATCAAATGTTTCGTGTCGTTGAGATCAAACCGGCCGCCGTCTGGTCTGATTTTTCCAGAATTTTTTGTAAGGAGGTAACGCAATGAATATCGCACAGAAGATCCGTGAAGTTTGGAGTCTTTCTCCGGGGTTTTGTGTTCTCGTACCTGTGGAGTCGATCACATTTGGCATGACCGTTAGCGAAAAATTACCGTACGGTATCATTTCCTCAATGGAGACCTGGCCGTTTTCCGTTACGAATCGTGGTCCGTCCGGGCGGCGGTGGGAAGCTGTTTTGGAACTACATCTTCCAAGTATGGCGGCTGCCGACACGATCCGGGAGGAAGCGGAGGATCTTTTTATTCCGGAGAATCAGTGCTCGCTCCTCTCTGCCAAAATGGAGTGTCTGGAGGTAAACCACTGGAAAGTCCTGCTCGAGCTCGCTGCGTGGGAACAGAGAACTTTCGGAGAATGAGGCGGGGCGTGAAGGAAAGTATCTGGTTTTTTGTTTTTTGTTTTTTGTTTCAGTTTGTTGGCAAATAAAAGGAGTTTTTCCAATGTCCATTTCACTTGAAACCCGTTTGGTCTCAGAGCTTTCCTGGAATTGGCAGGATCTTTCGACTCCGGGATCTGCGACACGAACTCAGGGACGTTTTCGTCGGAATCTTGCATTTTCCGGAGGAGTACAGGCTTCTGATCCGTCTTCTTCGGGAAACAGTAGTGATGCTGTGTCGGCCGACTCGCCTGCCGTAGATGCGCTTTGGTTTCTGGAGAATGCAGAGGTCGCACCTTTTTCCGGGGTGATCTTCAATTTGGATGAAATGATCCAAGTAGTTTACGGGAACGGTATTCCGATCCGGTTTGCGTCGCTCTGTACGCTTTACGTTTTTAATCGTTCGGAAATGACTCCGCTCGTTCTGGTAAATGCAGGTTCAACGGCCGCGTCTAATGTTTTGGACGGTACTCTGGTGAATGTCGTTGTGCCGCCTGGCGGTCATTTTGTGCTCTGCGATCCGGCATCCAGCTGGACGGTCACCTCTGCGCGGAATGAACTCCAGATCCAGAATCTCACTTCTACGCTCCTCACCTACGATCTGCTCCTGACCGGGACGCGGGGCGTGGTATGAGTCTTTAAGTGTTTCATTTCGTTCCGTTTCATGTTCGGGAACGCGGATCTCTATTTTCATTCACTGTTTTTTATTTCAGGGAGTTTTGCATGGCGAATAAAATTTCTGTACCGCAGACGACGGTCTCATTTTTTGAACTGGCCGGCTCGCCGAGAGAATCTTTCACGGCAGAGGGATTTCAGGCTGTCCGGCAGTTTCTTGTCCGGTGGGAAGATAGGGAAAATTTTGCGCGGGATGTTTTAGGAAATTCAGACATTTTCAACTACCGAACGTCCACTTTTTATCCGAATCGGCCTTCCGTTTTTCCCGTCCATCTGACGTTTCAGCCGGCGGATGAGAAGACGCTCACCCGTCAGGAGATCTCGGCGCTTCATCTTGGTCTGAATTCCTACGATGGATGGGCATTGGCGGAGATCAAGTATGAGACACTGACGGAAACGGATCTGGATCTCGGGATCGATGCGGAATCCGGAACGCGCCTGACGTACCGCCTTTCGTGGGAGGCCGTCGATACGGAATTGCCGACAGCTCCCGGGTGGGTCTGGGAAGATACGCAGGAAGCCGTCCCGCAGGATTTCAAGGTGATCCAGAGGATCCCGCAGGCACTTCACGTCATTGTCTGGTCACAGGTGCAAAACCCGCCGTGGGTACGGATCCAGGAAACTCAGGGAAAAGTCAACGCCTCGGAATTTCTGGACTGTCCGCCGGGTACGCTGCTTTTTGAAGGTGCGTCGGCAAACAAACTCTACCGTGCGACCTTTGAAGACGGCGAATCGCCATACTGCTGGGCTATCACGTTTACGTTTCGGCAAAAGGCGGTCCATCACGGCGGCTCGGTGTTCGGGTGGAATCATTTTTTCAGGGCGGACGACGGGAAATGGGCCATTCTAGAGAATCATGGTGAGCCGATCTATGATCCTGCGGATTTCGCTCCGCTTTTCGAGCAGGAGGCTTAA